TTATCCCTTAATCACCGCCATTGGAGCCAGCTCCACCAACGGCTTCACCAAGTCCCGCTCATTCGCTATCACTTGCGCAATATCTTTATAAGCTCCCGGTGCTTCATCCAGTTCGTTCTGCGAACGAAGTCCGTGAATGATACCTTGCTGATCCATTCTCTCCTTCTCTTCATCCAGTGACAAACGGCGACAGGCATCCTTTCTTCCCATTAATCGGCCTGCACCATGCGAACAGCTTTTGAAACTCTCCGGATTACCCAGTCCCTCAACAATATAAGACTTGGTACCCATAGATCCGGGGATAATACCGATCTCGCCCTCATAGGCACGCGTAGCACCTTTTCGGTGTACAATCACATCCTGATCGAAGTGATTCTCCCAAGCTGCATAGTTATGGGCAATATTAATCATAGGATCAAAGTCCGTTTCAGGTTTCACTGCCTGGATGGCTTCACAAATACGAGTCATCATCAACTGACGGTTGGCAAAGGCAAAGGCCACACAGTAATTCATTTCACGGAAATAATCCTTTGCCATCTGTGTCTCCATTGGCAGGTAAGCTAGTCCCGATACCATTTCAGAATACCATTTCTCATTCCAATATTGCGCAATCTTATTATAGTGATTGGCAACCTTCAAACCAATGTTACGGCTTCCGGAGTGAATCATCACCCAAACATCAGACGTTGCGGTATCTTTTTGAATCTCAATAAAGTGATTTCCACCTCCCAGAGTTCCTATCTGCTTCAAACAAGCCTCGTACTGATTCTTCAAAACAGGCATCTCTTCAAAGTCGAATCCTTGCGGAAGCAATTCCTGATCCTGCTTTTTATTCTGATGATCGAATCCCAAAGGAACAACTGCACGAATCTTCGACATAATGGAAGTCAAATCCGTATAACTAAAATCTTCCGCTTTTAGATTCGTCTTAATCGCACACATACCACAACCGATATCCACTCCCACAGCATTGGGAACAATCACGCCATTGGTAGCCAACACACCGCCAATAGGCATTCCTTTTCCCGCATGCGCATCAGGCATGATGGCAATATGTTTAAATGCAAAAGGCAGTGAAGTCAAATCCATAATCTGCGACATACAAGAGTCCTCTACTTCATCCAACCAAAGTTTAGCGGGTAAACGTGTTCCCATAATTACTTTTTCCATACATCTTTTCTTTTATCAATTCATATAAATCTCGTTATCGGGAGCAAAGTAAGAAGGGAAGTACGAAATCTATTTGCGTAGTTGATATTATTTTTTATTTGTGCGTTCTCAAATTTCCATGCCGGACACAACTATGTCCGGCCTTTTTTTGCCCGTTTTTCAATGTAAAGCTCATCTTGGCCTTCTCGTTTCTGCCCATCAGCACTGCAAAAACGGACATGCCTGTGTCTGAGGTTCCGATCCCTAAAAATGGCATACTTGCTTTAGCACGTGGGAGCCATCTGCGCAGGGTGTTTCCGGTTCCACGTGACTACCGACGACAATCAAACACTGTACCGATCACCGGAAGTGAGGTGCAGCCGAAATGGAGTAATCCTTCGGTATGCCCTCACGCCTGTGGTCTGGTTTTGCATGTCTGGAGCTCTCCATTTCGGCAAAAGCCGAAGGAGGGCTTTCATTATGCAAAACAATGACAATCAGAAGACTTACTTTATTTACGTTCGCAGCACTGCCGAGAAGGTTCCGGTCACCAAGGCGCAGCACGACTCTTTCTATAAGGAAGCCGACCGTATTCGCCACAAAGAGCAGGATCACGGCAGGTGCATGTGTCCATCCTCTCCCGTGCAGATGAATTAGTCGCCTGGGCATCCGACATCAAGGAATATGCTCTGCAGCAGGCCATCAGCGGTAAGGAATGGGCTGGCTGGAAGCTGGTCGAAGGTAGATCCAACCGCAAGTATTCCAATGAGGAGGCAGTCATCCAGGCAGTTGCAGATGCCGGGTTTGATCCATATGAAAAGAAGCTCCTTGGTATCACTGCCATGCAGAAGCGTCTTGTGCAAGGCCTGCCATGCACGCATTCATGCAGAACGAGGTGACCGCTGGCACAACACATAAAGCGGATGCATTTTCTTTGTGCATCAGCCCCAGGGGCGGTCTGAATCTCTACGGCGCAGCTGCCGTGGAACGGGCGTGGGGTCTCACGCACAAAAACGCGTTTTCAAACGGGGGAATAGGCCCCGAACAAGGAGGTGAAGCATTTTGGCTAAGGACGGAACCAACCGTGGCGGCGCTCGTATCGGTGCCGGAGCCAAGAAAAAGCCCTTAGCTGACAAAATCACTGAGGGGAATCCGGGCAAGCGAAAGCTGACTGTCATCGAGTTTGAAGATCAAGCTGCGGATTTAGAAGGTCAGCAAATGCCCAAGCCATCCAAGCTCTTATCTGCCACACAGAAAGACGGTAAACCACTTGTGGCTGAAGAAGTATATAAGGCAACCTGGGAATGGCTGGCAGAGCGCAGGTGTGCATCGCTTGTTTCTCCCCAGCTTCTGGAACGCTATGCCATGAGTGTTGCCAGGTGGATTCAGTGTGAGGAAGCAATCACAGATTACGGGTTCCTCGCCAAGCACCCTACAACGGGAAACGCCATGCAATCTCCCTACGTAGCTATGAGCCAAAATTTTATGAGCCAGACAAATCGGCTCTGGATGGAAATCTATCAAATCGTAAAAGAAAATTGTGCGACGGAGTACAAGGGTGAAACGCCTATGGATGATGCGATGGAACGCCTGCTCCGTGCAAGGAAAGGAAACTGATATGGACTATCGTGAATTTATGAATCTACTGAAAAGCTATCGCCAGCAGCTGAGCTTTCAGCAGTTCAGCACACTTCGTGGTCAAGCTAAGGCCGGTGATATTGATGCCGCCTACAAGGGCCTACAGAAATTACTCAGGAGGAATGCACCATGCTAATTGAAAAGAAAAATGTCGCTGAGCTACTTCCTGCTGATTACAATCCCCGTAAGGATTTAAGGCCCGGCGATCCGGAATATGAAAAACTGAAACGCTCGATCGAGCAGTTCGGATATGTGGAACCCGTCATCTGGAATGCCACTACTGGTCGCGTGGTTGGCGGGCATCAACGCTTAAAGGTTCTCCAGGATATGGGCATGACGGAAGTTGACTGCGTCGTTGTAGAGCTTGATGAGGAACACGAAAAGGCACTGAATGTTGCGCTCAATAAAATCAGCGGCGAATGGGACAACGACAAATTGGCGCTGTTAATCGCAGACCTGCAAGGTGCTGACTTCGACGTCTCTCTCACTGGTTTTGAGCCCGCCGAGCTGGACGACCTTTTTAAAGAGGATGTGAAGGATGGCATCAAGGAAGATGATTTTGATGTCGATGCCGAGCTTGCAAAACCTACCATAACTAAGTCCGGTGACCTCTGGTGCCTTGGTCCGCACAGACTTCTCTGCGGCGACAGCACAAAGCCTGAAAGCTATGAGCTTTTGATGGCTGGCAAGAAGGCAAACCTGGTGGTCACGGATCCACCTTACAATGTGAACTATGAAGGCTCCGCTGGTAAGATCCAGAATGACAACATGGATAATGACTCCTTCTATCAGTTCTTGCTGGACGCCTTCACCAATATGGAAGCAGTCATGGCCGATGACGCATCCATCTATGTGTTTCATGCTGATACAGAAGGCCTGAATTTTAGAAAAGCATTCTCTGATGCAGGCTTCTATCTTTCCGGCTGTTGCATCTGGAAGAAGCCCTCCCTGGTGCTGAGTCGCTCACCATATCAATGGCAGCATGAGCCTTGCCTCTTTGGCTGGAAGAAAAATGGTAAGCATCAATGGTACTCCGGTCGCAAGGAAACCACGATCTGGGAATTTGAAAAGCCTAAGAAAAATGCTGATCACCCAACCATGAAGCCGGTAGCATTGATTGCCTACCCGATCATGAATTCAAGTCTTACAAACTGCATCGTGCTTGATCCCTTCGGAGGCTCCGGCAGCACGCTGATCGCCTGCGAACAGACCGGCCGCATCTGCCACACAATTGAATTAGATGAGAAATATGCAGACGTCATCGTGAAGCGCTACATCGAGCAGGTAGGTACTTCCGATGGCGTTTCTGTTATCCGTGATGGTCTGACTTACCAATACGATGAAGTCGCTATCTCCGAAGAATCCATGCAGGCATAATACACACGAGTTGCTGCTATTTTCCGGCGGATCTTTGGTACATATATTCGCTCTGAATCGCTTGATAATATGTGCCTTCAGAGCGATATATGTACTACCAAAACAAAGGAGGATTCCACTATGGAGATCAGATTTAACGTTACAGGAAGCGCCAGAAAAGAGCTGGTAGGTATTATTTCACAGGTAACCGGATGCAAGCAAGTTTATAAGGGAATGCCAAGCGCCGCCTACGAGGTTGCAGACATTACCATCAGCAAGGATGGCACCGTAAGCTACGACGAGCGAACAGAGGAAAGCACCATCAAGGCAATCCTTGAACAGACTGCCGTTGCAGGCTTTGCCGCAGAGTTAGATGAGGCACCGGCCACTGAGATACCAGAAGCACCCGCCACAGCAGAAGCAGACATTTCAGCGGCTGCAAAGGACACCGGCCTGGTGATTTCCTTCCCGGCTGACACGGTTAACCTGGAAAATCTGCGAAAGCTTCTGGAGAGCAAGTCAGACCTCATCAAGAAAGCCCTGGAGGTTGAAGCCTTCCCGATTGAGGAGCACGACGATCAGGTCAGCTTCCCTTGGTGGCCTAGCATGCCAGACTTCGATGCCATCACCGCCTACACTGCATTCCTTTCTGCCCTTTGCAAGATGAGTAAGGAACAGAAGCGTATCACAGCAAAGGCAAAGCCGATAGATAACGAAAAATACGCCTTTCGCTGCTTTCTTCTCCGCCTCGGCTTCATCGGAGACAAGTACAAGCAAAGCCGCAGGATCCTCTGCCGATACCTTTGCGGCAACAGCTCCTACGCAGGAGGTGAAGGCCATGTTATTCGCTAACAGAGCGCAGGTTGAACGCCTGCGCCTCCGCTATTCTGCCGGAACCAGAGTGGAGCTTGTAGAGATGGACGATGCTCAGGCACCGCCCATCGGCACCCAGGGAACGGTAACCGGTGTGGATGATACCGGAAGCATCATGGTAGCTTGGGATAACGACTCCGGGCTCAATGTAATCTATGGTGTAGACCGAGTGAAAAAGCTGTAATGTACACAGTTTTCTCCTCCATATAGCAGCCGATCTTTGGTACATATATTGTCCGTAATCAGCTTGCTATTATGTGCTTTCAGAGTGATATATGTACTACCAAAAGAAAACAAGGAGGCACACACCATGATGAACATTTTTGAAGAAGTTTACAGAGGAATCCAGGAAGCAAAGAAGGCTTACGCCGCAGCAGCTAGCACGGCTGAGCAGGATGCAGCAAGAGCCATTTACAAGCAGGCAACCGCAAAGCTTGATGGCTTAAGCAACACAGAGCAGCGCATCTGGAACGCGTATGAAACCGCCAAGGACTGCGGCAACGAGTACATCGACCTGAACGACACCATCCGCGATGACGCAGTCGAAGGCCTGGTAGCCTGCATGAAGAAATATGGCATTGAAGCCTTCACCTTCTCTTCCACCTGGAGCAGCGCAGTTGAAACCGCATGGCTTTTCCAGAAAGCCGGATGCACCTTGTCGGGCCTGATTGAGATCAACAGCCAGCACAAAGCCTTCATGAGCGATGAATATGAAAAGGCACACGGATACCTTTTCAAGCTGAACTAAGGAGGGCAAAACCATGTGGGCAGAAGGAAGCATCAAGATTGAAAACAGCATTTTTCATTACTGGGTGAAGCATTATGAAGAGCCGAGCGAGGACTACGGCATTGACGGCGGTAGGATTTCAAAGCTCATGCTGAAGAGAAACGGTGAGATCGCCTACAACTACGACAGAGGCCCGGACATCGAGCCGGTCGACGAAGAAACCGAAATGGCACTTGCCATTCTGATGAAGGAATACAACTAAGAACATTCCCGAAGGACCACCCTCAAGGGTGTGTTCCTCGTTATACGATATTTATTGATGATGGTCGTGCCAATACGGTAACGACTTATTTTTATGCCCGGAGGTGAAGCATGTGCGTAAATTAAAGAAATATAAACCGACCAAATTCAAAGCAAAGGACTCTCATTATGATGTAGATGCTGCGGATTATGCTGTGAGCTTTATCGAATGCCTTTGCCACACCAAGGGCACCTGGGCCGGTAAGCCCTTCGAGCTGATTGACTGGCAGGAACAGATCATCCGTGATCTCTTCGGCACACTGAAACCAAATGGATATCGCCAGTTCAATACCGCCTATGTGGAAATTCCTAAAAAGATGGGAAAATCTGAGCTTGCAGCTGCCGTGGCCCTGCTTCTTACCTGCGGTGATGGTGAGGAGCGCGCTGAGGTTTACGGCTGTGCCGCTGACCGTCAGCAGGCAACCATTGTTTTTGATGTTGCCGCAGATATGGTACGTATGTGTCCGGCGCTCAACAAGCGTGTGAAGATTCTTGCATCTCAGAAGCGTATCATCTACACACCAACCAACAGCTTCTATCAAGTATTATCTGCAGAAGCCTACTCCAAACACGGATTTAACATCCACGGTGTTGTCTTTGATGAGCTCCACACTCAGCCCAACCGAAAGCTCTTTGATGTTATGACCAAGGGCTCCGGAGATGCCAGAATGCAGCCACTGTATTTTCTCATCACCACTGCTGGGACAGACACCAACAGCATCTGTTATGAAACCCATCAGAAAGCCAAGGACATCCTGGAAGGCAGAAAGATTGATCCTACCTTCTATCCGGTGATTTATGGTGCGGACGATTCTGATGATTGGACGGATCCGAAGGTCTGGAAGAAAGCAAATCCCTCTCTTGGCATTACAGTCGGCATTGATAAGGTGAAGGCCGCCTGTGAGTCAGCCAAGCAAAATCCTGGAGAAGAGAACTCCTTCCGGCAGCTTCGGTTAAATCAATGGGTGAAGCAGGCGGTCCGCTGGATGCCGATGGAGAAATGGGATGCCTGCTCCTTTGCAGTTAATCCAGACGAGCTGGAAGGACGTGTCTGCTATGGCGGGCTGGACCTCTCTTCCACTACGGATATCACAGCCTTTGTGCTGGTATTTCCGCCCCAGGATGAGGATGACAAATACGCCATTCTCCCATACTTCTGGGTACCAGAGGATACGCTGGAGCTACGAGTTCGTCGTGATCACGTGCCATACGATGTCTGGGAGAGACAGGGCTTCCTGCAAACCACAGAGGGTAACGTCGTTCACTACGGCTACATCGAAAAATTCATCGAGCGCCTGGGTGAAAAATACAACATCCGTGAGATTGCCTTCGACCGCTGGGGAGCCGTCCAAATGGTACAAAACCTTGAGGGTATGGGATTTACGGTGGTTCCCTTCGGCCAGGGCTTTAAGGATATGAGTCCTCCTACCAAGGAGCTCATGAAGCTAACCCTGGAGGAACGTCTGGCGCATGGCGGTCATCCAGTGCTTCGCTGGATGATGGATAACATCTATATACGTACAGACCCGGCCGGGAATATTAAGGCCGACAAAGAAAAATCTACAGAAAAGATTGATGGTGCGATTGCTACCATCATGGGACTGGACCGCGCAATTCGCTGCGGCAATGACACCGGTGCTTCTGTCTACGATGACAGAGGCATTTTGTTTATCTGAGGAAAATGATGATCACTCTACTATTGCTTGGGCTGATTGTGCTGCGTGAAGGCATCAATCAGGGAATTGGAGGTTTTGATGAATATACTTAGTGGACTTTTTAAATCCCGCGATAAGCCGACAAACAACCTAAACGGCTCCGGCTATCGCTTTTTCTTTGGTGGTACCACCTCCGGCAAGGCCGTTAACGAGCGATCTGCCATGCAGATGACTGCTGTATATGCCTGCGTAAGAATTCTATCGGAATCCATCGCATGCTTGCCGGTACATCTTTATCAATATAAGGAATCCGGCAGCAAGGAAAAGGCCCTCTCTCATCCACTGTATAAGATCCTGCATGATGAGCCAAACCCGGAAATGACATCCTTTGTTTTTCGAGAAACGCTGATGACACACCTGCTACTGTATGGCAATGCCTATGCGCAGATTATTCGCAACGGTAAAGGTCAGGTCATCGGGCTCTATCCGCTGATGCCTAACCGCATGACTGTGGATCGTGATGAGCACGGGCACCTCTACTATCAATATCAGATGCAGGAGTCGGATGCCCAAACCATGAAAGCTGGAACGGTGACGCTCAGGCCATCCGATGTACTTCATGTACCAGGCCTCGGCTTTGATGGACTGGTTGGTTACTCGCCGATTGCCATGGCTAAAAATGCCATCGGCCTTTCCATCGCCACAGAGGAATACGGTGCTAAGTTTTTCGCAAATGGAGCCACTCCCGGAGGTCTGCTGGAATTTCCTGGCACCGTCAAGAATCCAGATGCCATCCGCGAAAGCTGGAACAAGGGCTTCTCCGGCAGCAATTCTCATAAGATTGCAATTTTAGAGGAAGGCATGCACTACACGCCAATCTCTATCAGCCCAAATGAAGCTCAGTTTCTTGAAACACGTAAATTTCAAATTGATGAAATCGCTCGAATCTTCAGAGTTCCTCCTCATATGGTAGGAGACCTGGAGAAGTCGAGCTTTTCTAATATTGAGCAGCAATCGCTGGAATATGTGAAGTATACCCTGGAGCCCTGGATTGTGCGATGGGAACAGGCGCTAAACCGTGCCCTTCTATCAGATTCCGAGAAGACTGCTTATTTTGTCAAGTTCAATGTAGATGGCCTGCTTCGTGGCGATTATCAAAGTCGCATGAACGGCTACGCTACAGCCCGTCAAAATGGCTGGATGTCTGCAAATGATATCCGTGAGCTTGAAAACCTGGATCGCATCCCAGCGGAGCTTGGTGGTGACTTATATCTCATCAACGGCAACATGACCAAGCTCGAAGATGCAGGAATATTTGCAGCCTCTTCTGCTGCTGGAAAGGAGGACGATTCCAATGAAGAAATTCTGGAACTGGAAAAATCAAACACAGATGAATCAGGAGACACAGGAAGCAGTAACAACAAGGACCCTGTTCCTGAACGGAACCATCGCCGAGGAAAGTTGGTTTGATGACGATATCACACCGGCCCTTTTTAAGGAGGAGCTCTTAAGTGGCTCTGGCGATATTACTGTCTGGATCAATTCACCCGGTGGTGACTGTGTGGCTGCTGCCCAGATCTACAACATGCTGATGGATTATAAGGGCAACGTTACCGTCAAGATTGATGGTATTGCCGCTTCTGCTGCATCGGTCATTGCGATGGCCGGTACCAAGGTAATGGTGTCTCCGGTATCTATGCTAATGATCCATAACCCGGCCACGATGGCCTTCGGTGATTCAGCAGAGATGCAAAAGGCCATCGCCATGCTGGAGGAAGTCAAGGAATCCATCATCAATGCCTATGAGATTAAGACCGGTCTGAGTCGAGCAAAGATCTCTCATCTGATGGATGCCGAAACCTGGATGAATGCCAATATGGCCATTGAGCTTGGCTTTGCAGATGAAATTATAAAGCGCGATACACAGGATGAAGCTGACATTGCACAGCCCGCTGCTTCTGCTTCCTTCTCTCGCGCAGCTGTCACCAATTCGCTCATCGAGAAGCTGGCAGCCAAATGTCATATCCCGGCTAAGCCTGCTGAACCTGCTATTTCGGAGCGCTCTGTTGACAGCCTTATGGAGCGCTTAAATCTTATCAAACAACACATTTAATGGAGGTAATACTACTATGACGATTAATGAACTTCGCGAAAAGCGTAACAACGCATGGAATGCTGCTAAGGCATTTCTGGATTCTCATCGTACCGAGAAGGGTACCCTCACTGCTGAGGACGATGCAACCTATACCAGGATGGAACAGGATATCGCAGACCTTGGCAAGGAAATCGCTCGTCTGGAGCGCCAGGAGGCACTGGATGCCGAGCTTTCTAAGCCGGTAAATACTCCACTTACTTCTAAGCCTTCCTCTACCGCTTCTTCTGACACAAAGACTGGACGTGCATCCGATGCCTATAAGGCTGGAATGCTCACTGCCCTTCGTTCTAACTTCAAGCAGATCTCGAACGTACTGCAGGAAGGTGTGGACGCAGATGGTGGTTATCTGGTACCGGATGAGTACGACCATCGCCTGGTTGATGTCCTTACTGAGGAGAACATCATGCGTAAGCTTGGTCACAAGATTACTACATCCGGTGAGCACAAGATCAACATTGCTGCAACAAAGCCTGCTGCCGCTTGGATCGAGGAGGGTGGCGCACTTAGCTTCGGTGATGCAACCTTCGACCAGATTTTGCTGGATGCCCATAAGCTGCATGTTGCCATCAAGGTAACCGAGGAGCTTCTTTATGATAATGCCTTCAACCTGGAGAGCTATATCATCGACATGTTCGGCAAGGCCCTTGCTAATGCCGAGGAGGATGCCTTCTTGAACGGTTCCGGTGCGGGACAGCCTCTGGGCCTTTTTGCCGCAACCGGTGGTGGCACTGCAGCCATTTCCACTGCTTCTCTTACTGCTGATGACGTAATTAAGCTTGTGTATGCACTGAAGCGTCCTTACCGTAAGAACGCAAAGTTTATCATGAACGATCAGACCATCGCTTCCATCCGCCAGCTCAAGGACAACAATGGCGCCTATATGTGGCAGCCTTCTCTTGTGGCAGGTGAGCCGGATAAGCTCCTGGGCTATGATGTCTACACTTCTCCGTTCTGCCCTGCTGGAAAGATTGCCTTTGGTGATTACAGCTACTACAACATCGGAGATCGCGGTACTCGTTCTTTCAAGCAGCTCACAGAGCTCTTTGCTGGAAATGGCATGATCGGCTACGTTGCCAAGGAACGTGTAGATGGTAAGCTCATCCTTCCGGAGGCGGTACAGATTCTTACCATCACCGGTAGTGCAAAAGCAGCCAAGGCCTAAGGTAGTCTGAATGAACGGTGGCGCCATTTGCGAAGAATGGCGCTGCCTTTACTATATCCTTAAGAATGGAGGCGATGAGAAATGCTCATTACACTGGAAGAAATGAAGAACTATCTGCGAGTGGATTTCGATGATGACGACGCTCTCATCGAAACTCTGATCACTGCTGCAACAAGGATCTGCATGGACATCCTTCGCACAGAGAACCTTGACGAGCTGTCTGCTTGTGAAAATGCCAGGGCTGCCATTTTTTATACCGCTGCATACCTGTACGAGCACCGAGAGGAAGCAGACCATCACGCACTGACGCTTACACTGCGTTCTCTGCTATTCGGTGCCAGAAAGGAGGTCTTCTGATGAACATTGAACTTTTAAATGTCCGCATATTCATTACCAAGAATGAAGTAACTGTGGATGCCATCGGAAACCATAAAGCAAGCTGGGCACCCTACTACAGCTGCTATGCAACGGTAAGTGCTGAGGCAGGCAAGGAAGATACGGATGCTGGAATGATTGTAGACAATACGAAGGTCGATTTTACTATCCGGTGGTGCAAGAAGGCTGCCGCCTTAGATTCCACGCATTATCGTGTGGAGTTTAACGATACGCTTTATGACATCACAGCCATCGACCACATGAATTACAAGAAAAAATGCATCAAACTATCCTGTCAGAAAGTGAGGCACTAACGATGGCAACCAATCGGGTAAGCATTGGCCAGATGGCAGATGTGATTATGGATGGGCTTGAGGAATATGCCAACCTTGCAACGAATGATCTAAAAGCATCGGTCCGCAAGGCTGGTAAAACCGTCAAGGATGAGATTGCTGCAACTGCTCCCAAGGACACCGGGAAATACGCAAAGAGCTGGGCTGTGAAAACGCAAAAGGAAACCTCCAATTCTCTGGAGCTTGTGGTTCATTCTAAAAACCGCTATCAACTGGCCCACCTTCTGGAATTTGGTCATGCGAAGCGAGGTGGTGGCCGTGTCGCCGCAAGGCCCCATATCGCACCAGCGGAAGAAAAGGCGATTGATACACTGGAGCGTGAAATTGAAAAGGCCCTGAAAGGATAACGCATGGAGAAGTTAATCGAACTCATGAATAAAGTAGGACTTCCCTTTGCCTACGACCACTTTACAGAGGGAGAAAGCCCGGATCCACCGTTTATTTGTTATCTTACACCGAACAGTGACAACTTCGCGGCAGACGGACAGGTCTACTATAAGATCAATGAAATTCATATCGAACTGTATACCGACTACAAGGACTTGTCGGCAGAACAGCGTATAGAAGCCGTGCTCGATCAGCATGGCATTTTTTATGAAAAATCCGAGACTTGGATCGAATCGGAGAAGCTTTACGAAGTCCTGTATTCATTTGAAATGGAGGTAAATTAACGATGGCTGAAAAAGCAAATAAGGTGAAATTCAACCTGAAGAATACACACTATTCTCTCCTTACCATTAGTGAGAACGGCACACCCACCTTCGGAACGCCGGTTCCGATGCCGGGCTCCGTATCAATCTCACTAGATGCAAATGGTGAGCCGGAAAACTTTTACGCGGATGGTGGCGTGTATTACGTGATCAATAATAACTGTGGCTATGACGGAGATTTGGAGCTTGCATTGATCCCAGAGTCCTTCCGCACGGACGTACTGAAGGAAACATTAGATTCCAAGGGAGTGCTGATTGAAAACTCCGAGGTGGAGCTTGCAGCATTTGCGCTCCTGTTCGAGTTTGATGGTGATCAGAAGCACATCCGTCATGTGCTATATAACTGCTCCGCTTCTCGTCCCGGCATCGAAGGAAAGACGAATGAGGATTCCAAGGAAGTACAGACGGAGAAGCTGTCTCTGAAGGCGGTGCCACTTGCTAATGGTATGGTGAAAGCAAAGACCGGAAATACCACGGATGCTACCACCTATGCTGATTGGTACAAGGCGGTATATGTGCCTGCGGCAGAGAACGATGCAGCAACGCAGTCTGCAGCAAAGCCTGCAAAGTCAGTAAAGGAGTGATTCTATGGGCATGACAAAGATGATTGAGATTGACGGAAAGCAGGTGCCCTTTAAGGCATCTGCCGCCATTCCGCGTATTTACCGTATCAAGTTCCACCGAGATATCTATAAGGATCTCGATGCGCTCGGAAAGGCAGTCGGAAACGGTGATGAAGGTTCCTCTCACCTCGATATGTTCTCTCTTGAGATGTTTGAGAACATCGCCTACATCATGGCAAAGCACGCAGATCCCACCATCCCGGACAGCCCGGAGGAGTGGCTTGATGAATTCGGCACCTTCTCCATCTACCAGGTGCTTCCGAAAATTATCGAGCTGTGGGGCTTAAATGTCCAGACGGATGTGGAGTCTAAAAAAAACTTCACGCAACTGACCGTCCGATGACCACACCATTGTTTCTGCTTCGCTGCGTACAGCTCGGCATCTCCATCCGAGACCTGGATTTACTCACAATCGGAATGGTGAACGATATGTACGCAGAGAGTAGCAATGATGAGTACAAAGGCTATGCGCAGATCGCTACGCAGAGGGATTTCGATTTATTTTAACCACAACTTTTGAAAAAGGAGGTACAGCCGATGGCGGCAAGTAGAATCAAGGGTATCACTGTCGAGATCGGCGGCGATACCACCAAACTACAGACAGCCTTAAAAGGTGTCAATTCAGAAATCAAAAATACGCAGAGTCAGCTCAAGGATGTCGAGAAGCTCCTGAAACTGGATCCAGGCAATACCGAGCTACTTGCCCAGAAGCAGAAGCTCCTTTCTAGTGCGGTCAGTGAGACGAAGGAAAAGCTCGCTACTCTTAAGACTGCTGCAGAGCAAGCAAATCAGGCGCTTGCAAATGGGGATATTTCCAAAGAGCAGTATGATGCCCTTCAGCGTGAGGTCATCGAAACAGAAGAAGATCTCAAAAAGCTGGAGACACAGGCAAATCAGTCTGCCACTGCTGTGCAGAAGATTGCTACTGCTGGTGAAAGCCTGAAATCCGCAGGTGATAAGGTTTCCTCCGCCGGTGAAAAGCTCCTTCCTGCCTCTGCTGCAGTTACAGCTCTTGGCGTTGCTGCTGTAAAAACAGCATCCGATTTCGATTCTTCTATGAGCCAGGTAGCCGCCGTATCTGGTGCAACCGGAGAGGACTTCGATAAGCTCCGTGCAAAGGCTCGTGAGATGGGTGCGAAAACCAAGTTCTCAGCATCTGAAGCTGCGGATGCCATGAACTACATGGCGATGGCCGGATGGAAAACCTCCGACATGCTGGATGGTATCGAAGGCATCATGAACCTTGCTGCGGCATCTGGTGAGGACCTTGCCACTACATCGGATATCGTAACCGATGCACTGACTGCATTTGGTCTGACTGCCAAAGACTCCGGGCATTTCGCGGACATCCTTGCAGCGGCAAGCTCCAATGCAAATACGAATGTGTCCATGATGGGTGAAACCTTCAAATACTGTGCTCCGATTGCAGGTGCACTTGGCTTTTCTGCAGAGGATACCGCAGAAGCCATCGGTCTTATGGCAAATGCTGGCATCAAATCTTCACAGGCCGGTACCTCTCTTCGCACTATCATGAATAACCTTACCGGAGAGGTGAAGATATCCGGTAAATCCATCGGGGATGTGACGATTGCAACCACCAATGCCGATGGATCGATGCGAAGTCTCACGGCAATCCTTGCAGACTGCCGGTCCGCCTTCGGGCAGCTCTCCGATTCCGAGAAGGCCTCCAATGCAGAAGCGCTGGTCGGAAAGAATGCGATGTCCGGCTTCCTTGCGCTCATGAACTCCGCACCTGGAGACATTTCAAAGCTCGAAAGCGCAATCAAGAACTGTGATGGCACATCTGAGAAGATGGCAGAAACCATGCAGGACAACTTAAGTGGTCAGCTTACGATTCTAAAATCTCAGCTTCAGGAGCTCGCCATTTCCTTTGCAGATCTCATGATGCCTGCAATCCGTTCTCTGGTATCGGCTTTGCAGGGCCTGGTGGACTTTCTCAATAAGCTGCCGGAGCCAGTAAAGCAGATTATCCTCGTGGTAGCACTTCTGGTCGCTGCTCTTGGTCCTGTACTTATCTTTGTTGGAAAAATCATGAGTGCAGTCGGCTCTATCATGACGATGGCACCGAAGATTGCAGGTGCCGTGAATACGGTCACGGGAGCCATCAAGGGCATCGGTGCAGCGACCTCCGGAATTAGCGCTGTGCTGAAGGTATTCTCCGGCATTGGTCTTGTGATCGGTGGTGCTATCACCGCTGTGAAAAACTTCATCGATATGTTCCAGAACGGATTCTCCGTAGTAAAGGATATCCTGATGGGCGTTGGCATTGCCCTTGCTGCTGTTGGAGCGGTCATTCTTGGTGCTCCGGCACTGGTTGCAGGCGTGGTAGCCGCGATTGTCTTTTCAGTGGCAAATCTTGTCATTGTGATCAAAGAACACTGGACGGAAATCGGAACCTTCCTTTCTGGCCTGTGGGAGAACATCAAAACACTTGCCGGTACGGTGTGGCAGGCAATCTCTGATACGATTGGAAGCATCGTCTCAGGAATTGCAACGTTTCTTTCCGGTATTTGGACAAGCATTGCTACAACTGCTTCTTCCATCTGGACTGCAATCAGCACGACCGTCGGTGGTATTGTACAGAACATTGTCGATACAATCACGAATATCTGGAACGGATTTGTGTCGGTTTTCGGCCCGCTGCTAGAAGCCTTCCGGTATCTGTTTGAAACCATCTTTCAGGCTATTCAAATCTTGATCGGCATGGCGATGGATGCAATCAGCACAAAAATCCAGGAGATTTGGAATGCCATCGTTGCCTTCCTGACTCCGCTTCTCACTGCATTGCAGAGCTTTTTCCAGACAATCTGGACGGCCATTCAGACTGTGGTAACTACGGTGTTGACCACGATCCAGTCCATCTTTACGACGGTCTGGAATGCCATCAAATCGGTAGTAACGTCTGTGCTAAATGCCATCAAGGGTGTGGTGACAAGTATCTGGAACAGCATCAGCGGCTATATCTCTGGTGTGATGAATACCATTAAGAACACGGTTTCTTCCATCTGGAATAGCGTAAAGTCGGCTGTCGGCAGCATCATTGGTCAGATTTATAACGTGATCCATTCTGGATTTGAACGTGCCGTCAGCTACGTTAAAGGTCTTGCTTCTCAGGCATTCAGCTGGGGACGCGACCTCATCATGGGTATCGTGAATGGTATCAAGTCAGCTGTTGGCGCAGTTACCGATGCGGTAAATGGTGTGGCAAACAAGATTCGCTCCGTACTGCATTTCTCCGTACCGGACGAAGGACCGCTCACGGATTATGAATCCTGGATGCCAGACTTCATGGCTGGGCTTGCTCGTGGAATTGAAGAGAGCAAGAGCCTTGTGGCAAAGGCAATGAATGGAGTAGCCGCAAACATGGTGATCAACCCGCAGATTGGAAGAATGGAAACTGCCACAGCCACTACATCTGCCGGAACAGCCGATACTCTCTCTGGTATCACTACGGCAATCCGTGAAGGCCTCGCTGGTGTAACTGGCCAGTCAGGAGACATCGTAATTCCGGTATATCTTGGTGGCACGATGTTGGATGAAGTTATTGTCAATGCCCAACAGAGGGCAAATCTTAGAAGCGGAGGTCGGTAACAATGGCATTTATGCAATATTTGAATTTCAATGGTACTGCCCTCCCACTGCCGGATTCCTATGACCTCGATCTTTCCGATGTCGAGGCGGATTCCAGCGGTGAAACTGAAGCAGGTACTACGCAGAGGGATGTCGTAAGGACGGGTGTCGTGAAGATATCCGTCTCTTTCTCTGTATCCCCCAAATGGCTGAAGCAGCTGACGGCCTATTCCAAGCAGCCAAAACTGACGGTTCAGTATTTTGATACCGAAGATTTATCACAGAAAGAAGCAGAAATGTATATCAGCGGGTTTAAGGCGAAGCTCAAAAAGGACACATCCTATAAGGGACTGTGGACAGTGTGCTTTACCCTGAACGAAATTTAATGGAGGTGGTGCTGTGTATCCAGTATCGGATGCCTTTATGCAGGCAATCAAAAGTAACACAAGAAAATATTACTGGACCGGCACGATCACCACCAGTGATAAGAAAACCTATGAATTTGGAAATGAGGATATCGTAAAAGGCAGCGGATATATTTCGAGGCAGTGCTGTGGGGACTCAGAAATTGAGCTTGGCTCAGTGTATGCCGCAGAGCTTGGCATCAGCCTGTTCTGTGCTATCGACCGATACACCCTGGACGGCGCAGAAATCAAGCTCTGGTTCCATCTGCTGCTTGATGATGGCAGTACGGAGAGCATTCCGATGGGTGTGTTCTATGTGGCCGAAGCCAATCGTCGTATCAAAACACTGGAACTAAAAGCCTATGATGGAATGCTGAATCTGGATAAAGCCTTCAATAAAGGCCTGTCCAGCTCCTATCCCTACGAATTTCTTTCTCTGCTATCGAAGGCGTGTCATGTAGAGCTTGCGCAAACGAAGGAAGAAATCGAGGCTTTGCCAAATGGCACGGAGCTGCTTGGTATCTATCAGGATAATGACATCGAATCGTGGCGTGATTTTCTCTATTACCTTGCCCAGACGCTCGGATGCTTTGCAGTCATTGATCGTTATGGAAAGCTCTCTCTGACTTCTTACGGGAGCACGCCAACCATGGCCATTGATATCCGTCATCGGTTCAGCAGCAGCTTTTCCGATTTCGTTACTCGCTACACAGCGGTCAGCTCCACCAACAAAAAGACAGAGACAGCGGAATACTATGCGAAGGATCCGGATGATGGACTCACAATGAACCTTGGCGTGAATCCGCTTCTGCAATTTGGCTTGGAAGAGACAAGAAAGCGAATCATTAACACGATTCTTGATGTTGTCTCAACTGTAGAGTATGTGCCATTTGATTCAGAAACCATCGGCAATCCTGCGCTGGACCTTGGTGATGTACTTCGCTTTACCGGCGGCCATGCGGATGAAACAAAACGGTCTGCAATCACTTCTATCTATACAAAAATCAATGGAAAGCAAACTGTGAAATGCGTCGGCAAGAATCCAAGGCTTGCTGCAGCAAAAAGTAAGAACGACAAAAACATCAGTGGCCTAATCAGCTCCATTGGTGAAACGAAGCTCAGCATTTACACCTTCACCAATGCCCTGGCACTGGATGCCGGAGAAGAAAAGCTGTCCATCATCAACATGGAGTTTGCATCTGGTGATGAGACCAATGCGGAATTTCATGCCCAGGCGATCATGGATGTAGAAAGTAATCCTGATACACGAACACTTACTGCAGAAACGACCATTGACCTTGGAACAACTACAGATGACGAGGGAAATAAAGTTGAAAATAAGAAGGTGATTTCCTTTCCACTTTCTTGGAACGAGGACGGGAAAACTGCACTCTCAGTTTTCTATGTGCTGGATGGTCATGAGGTTGAGGAATTCCACCCGAAAGAATCCTGGCTCAGCGGCAAGCATCTCCTGACGCTCTATTACCCGATCATCGGCCTTACGGCAAATCAGCTCCATACCTTTGAGGTACTGATTTTCATGAAAAATGGAACCGGGTATATCGAGGCACAAAATATCATGGCGACGATCACCGGCCAGGGGCTTGGTGTGCAGGAGCGCTGGGATGGACGGATTACGGCAGATGATACCCTGAAGAAGATTCTTCTTTCCTCTATGCCTACACATACGCTGCATGATGCTGTTACGGTACATTTCCTTGCTCCGAAAAAGACAGGATTAAACGACCACGTGGCATCTATCTCCTTAACCGGAATGCCGATGCTATCCATGAAGGATTCGCTTCGACTCTTTGCACCGATTGTACATGATGTGGTAGAAACTGCTGATAAAAAGAAGATGCATTATCAGAAGGAATATGTCTTTGATGATGACGTATTCAAACTTCGTAAAGAGTATGCCCTCTCTGGAAATAGCAATGTCCGCCTTGATCGTGGTCGGATGCTGAAGCTTGTGATTCCGACCGAGAACTTCGATAGCTTAACCGGTCTTACAATTCTGCCCTTTGATACGCTTCCCTTTATCAATATGAAGGTTTTGTATGCTGCTGACCTTTCGCTGAATAGCTTTACTGAGATTACCGATGGTGCCGTAAAGCTGAAGAAGTCCTTCAACACACGCATTTCCGGACAGGACCAGGAGATCGACCGTGGCCGACTTGCCGCATTTTCACTTGGGCTTCAGAATATGACCGAAATAACAGAACTGGAGGTAAGCAATGTTTGATTATGGAACTATCGAAGATCTTTTAAAGAGCACAGAGCACATGGAGATCCTTCGAAATAATTCTCTACAGGATGATGGCACTGATACCGTGAAAGGTGTTGACTGGTTTCAGTACAAAGGAAAAACAGCCTCCACCCTTTATGTCAGTGGTAACTCCTGGATTGGCTTTGGCGAGAATACGGAGCAGCTAAAAATCGTCCGCAGGGATACCGATCTTATGACACTTCGAAAAGAGGAAGGAACGATCTGGGGGACCTACAAGTTCCTTCGTATCCGCTGGGAAGGCTACTCTGTACACGGCAATCGAAACGAAGCAACTCGGATGGTCTGGGATGCAATTCTATTCGATACCGGAGAAATCTGCGTCTCCTTTGACACCATCCCAACCAACAGTAGTTATCTGGCTGATTCCAGCCTGGTTACCGGGGATGGCACGCTTTCCTTTACGGCTCTTACCGGAAAGATTATCTCTTTTAAACCGAAGGATGAATTCGGGAACAGCTTTGACTATGCAGATCATGCGCCTGTTTTTCTTGATCCCTACAATCGAAGATATCTCATTTCAGATGCCGATGGTGCACTGTATACCGTAGGAGAAAATGCTCTTATCAAACTGGAGGAAACCAACCTCACAGCAGAGCTTTTTGAGACGCGGGGTGTCCAGGATATCCCGGATGGAAAGCTACTCATCACGCTGCAAGATCCGACCATCCTTTACTGGCATGATTCCGAGAATCTCTTTCCGGATATGAAGGTTGCCTACACGGGAGTACCGATTCCGCAGGTGCTTTATTCCGAAAACATCGATATGTCAGATTCCACAATTCTTGGCATTGAAAAGGTAACTGCTGACTGCTCGGACGAGGTGCTGTTTGCTGTCTCATTTGATGACGGAGCAAGCTGGTGGAGCTGCATCAATGCAGTGTGGGCAAAGCTGTCCGAGGAGAAATCCGGAATGTCGAAGGCTGCGCTCGAAGCCATCAGTGTGGATTCCTGGGCGGAGAAAGCAGCTACCGGACAGCTAAAATATCGATTTATCGTCAGTGGCGCAGACGGATATCTCAAGTCCATCACGACCGACTATCTGAATACGGAGGAATAATGATGCTGAAAGGAAAAACAGTAATTGAACTTACAGATGTCCATACCGGCAAAAAGGAGCACTACGAAGACACAAACCTGGTGACGGAAGCCGCGATGGATGTTCTGAACTGCAACATTAAAGGAATGCTTTATAACAGCACCACATTTAATGGCTCCACTGGAGATGATTGGATGCTGCCGCTTAAGAAAAATATCATGGGCGGCATCCTTTTATATCAGAATGCACTTGAGGAGCGTGCAGACAATATCTATGCTCCACTGAATAATCCGCTGATCGGCTATGCCTCGGATGATGCCAATAACACAGAGGATATCCGGCGAGGCAGTCGGAACCTCACCGAGAGCAAGGAAGTGGATGGCGGTTACCGTTTTGTCTGGGATTTTGCAACTTCTCAGGCAAATGGAACGATTTCTGCTATCTGCCTATCCAACACGCTGGCCGGAAAAGGAACGCAATATGCCGGTAACTACATGGTCAGAATTGGTACCTGGTCAGCAAATGTTCAGGATAAATATAAGCCTTACTGCATGCGTGGGAACAAGCGCGTTTATATCGGTGAAGGTTATCGCCTGGAAATGACCACTTACAATAACTCTACGCAGGCCACGCTTCGAAAGATTCATGACGATTATCTTCATGCAGCGCTCGTTGATCAACCGCTGACAAGAATGACCACGGAGGCAGATGAGGAAACCACAATCGAGCTGAACCATTACCCTTCCTACTACCACTATATTGGAGGACAGAAGGATGGAACGGAGGAACCATATAACGATAATTCTGGAATCTGGAATTATCTGTATCATGGTGCTGACGGAAAATGGTATGGATTAGTTCGACGAGCAAACCGAAAGTACAATTATACCAGCGGCAACAAGGACTACTACACTCACCAGAATTACGAGTGGTATATGGACTGTATTGACGGCAATAAATGCACTACACAAAAAATCGTAGCGCCAAGCGACATCAGTGAATTCTACAGCTTGGGTATGAGCGGAAAATGGCTCATGTGCTATACCGGCAATCAGGTGTATCGCATTGATACCACCAATGTGGCAAACATTGAGCTGGTGCCGAATATCACCTATGTTTCGTCAACCGTGTGGACCTATATCGTAGATGATGACATCGTAATCAATGGTTGGTATTTCCTAAACGGTGAGCCCAAAATCTATGTTCGTGATACACCGGATGCGAGCTATGCATCCTGGGGACGAAACCAGATGACTCGATATAAGACCTACGCGCTTCGTGAATGGATATTTCAATCGAATGTCTACAATCTGTACCGTGAGCTGTTCTTGGTTACTCCCTACCTTGCCACCATCAATAACCTGGGCACTCCGGTCATCAAGACCGCAGATAAGACCATGAAAATCACATACACCATTACAGAGGAATAGCTCTGTAACACCTTGGAAGCAAGCATCTCATGACGAGGTGCTTTTTTCATACCCAAAATTCAAAGGAGGACAAACATTATGAAGGAATTCTGGAACACGATTCAACTTGCATTTGCAGCTGTCGGAGGATGGCTTGGTTACTTTCTCGGCGGCTGTGACGGTCTGCTCTATGCACTGCTCGCCTTTGTGGTGATTGATTACATCACAGGCGTCATGTGTGCGATTGCAGACAAAACTCTCTCCAGTGAGGTGGGCTTTAAGGGCATCTGCCGAAAAGTGCTCATCTTCCTACTGGTCGGAATCGCAAACATCCTTGATGTGCAGGTCATCGGTACCGGCAGTGTGCTTCGTACCGCTGTGATCTTTTTCTACATTTCCAATGAGGGTGTAAGCCTTCTTGAGAATGCAGCGCATCTCGGCCTTCCGGTACCGGAGAAGATCAAAACCGTTTTAGAACAGCTCCATGACAGAGCAGAAAGCGAGGATAAATAAAATGGCTTATACGAACAGCTCCTTGGTATCCTATACCAAGCTCAGTCCAAACCACTCTGGACAGAGAACCCATTCCATCGACCGCATCACGCCACACTGCGTGGTCGGTCAGTTATCTGCCGAAAGTATCTGCGGATGCTTTACCAGCCCTTCTCGTCAGGCCTCCTGCAACTATGGAATCGGCACTGACGGACGTATCTCCTTATGTGTTGAAGAGAAAAACCGTAGCTGGTGCTCTTCCTCCAATGCCAATGACCAGAGAGCCATCACCATCGAATGCGCCTCTGACATGTCGGAGCCCTATGCGATGAACGATAAGGTCTACGCTTCTCTTATCTCGCTCTGCACTGATATCTGCAAGCGCAATGGCAAGAAGAAGCTTTTGTGGCTTGGAGACAAGGACAAGACCTTGAATTATGCACCAAAGTCCGATGAGATGGTGATCACTGTCCACAGATGGTTTGCCAACAAATCCTGCCCTGGAAACTGGCTCTATGCCCGCCTAGGCGATCTGGCTGCAAAGGTTACTGCAAATCTTGGTGGAAATACTTCTCCTGCCACGGATCATCTTTATCGTGTACAGGTCGGAGCTTATAAGAACAAGGCCAATGCTGATGCACAGCTTGCTCACGTAAAGGCTGCTGGCTTTGATACTTATATGGTGCAGATCGGAGGACTCTATAAGATTCAGGTCGGTGCCTATCGTGAGAAAACCAATGCTGATAACATGATGACAAAGCTCAAGACTGCCGGTTTTGATGCCTTCATCACAACAGAATCCGGAACCTCTGTTTCAACTCTCAAATCCATGAATGAAATCGCGCGTGAAGTTATCCGTGGCGACTGGGGAAATGGCGCTGACAGAAGAAACCGCCTTATCTCTGCCGGATATGATTATGCGGCTGTGCAGGCAAAAGTAAATGAATTACTGGGATAACCATCAGGGTCTATGAGGATTTGCGTCCTTATAGGCCCTTTTTCTTTTTATCCGCTCAAATCGGCCGCTCATCTCCAGTGGAAAGTAAAGAACTGAAACTGGAGGTACTTTTCATGCAGAAAGAAACAAAAGCAGTATTACAGGCAACGGATATCGCTTCTCATCTAAAGACTGTACCGATATCATCCATCGAAATTCAACAGGATTACGACTACTTCATGGCCCAGAGAGCCAGCGAAGCACTGTTCTCCGCTGGACTTATTTCCTTGGTGGAATTCAACAAATTGACGCAACTAAACCGCGATACATTCTCTCCGATGTTCGTCGAGATTATGCCCAGAATCACTTGATATATGTGGCCTTTAGAGTGATGTATATACACTGACAAAGGAGGTGAATCACCATGAAGAAGGTAACCAAAATCGATAAAATCCAACCTTCACTGGCTTCGAAAAAGAAGCTCCGTGTGGCTGCTTACTGCCGCGTTTCCACGGATTCTGATGCACAGCTCGAAAGTCTGGATGCACAGAAAGAGCACTACAAAAGCTACATCACCTCCCGTGATGACTGGACCTTTGCAGGGCTCTACTTTGACGAAGGTATTACCGGCACCAAGGCTGATAAAAGGCCAATGCTCCTGCGACTAATCGAAGATTGTAAAGCAAAGAAAATCGACTTTGTAATCACCAAGTCCATCAGCCGCCTCTCCCGAAATACTACGGACTGCTTGGAGATAGTAAGAACACTTCTGTCACTGGATATTCCGATCTATTTCGAGAAGGAAAATATCAACACCGGCTCGATGGAAAGTGAGCTGTTTCTTTCCATCCTAAGCTCTATGGCCGAAGGCGAATCCGCTTCGATTTCCGAAAATAACAAGTGGAGTATTAAGAAACGCTTCCTGGATGGAACCTATAAGCTCGGCTATGTGCCTTACGGCTACTGCTGGAAGGATGGAGAAATCCTGGTGGATCCTGAGCAGGCTGAAATTGTAAAGCGCATCTTTCGAGAGCTTCTTTCCGGGAAAGGCACAGAGGCTATCGCCAAGGAGCTAAACCAGGAACAGGTTCCAACCAAGAAAAGCGGCCGCTGGACCTCTACCAGCATTCGCGACATCATCAGGAATGAAAAATACACCGGTGACTGCATTTTCCAGAAGACCTATACCGACAGCAATTTTAATCGCCACAAGAATGACGGCCACCTCGATCAGTACTATGTGCCAGATCACCACGAAGCAATTATCAGTCATGAGGATTTTGAAGCCGCAGCAGCCTTGATTGAACAACGAGCAAGTGAGAAAGGCATCAAGAAGGGAAATGCTAAGTATCAACAGCGCTATGCCTTTTCCAGCAAGATTATCTGCAGCGAATGCGGGAATACCTTCCGTAGGAGAATCCATTCCAACACCTACGGGAAATACGCAGCCTGGGTGTGCAATACTCACCTGGAGAACACCAACAGGTGCTCTATGCTTTATATCCGTGATGATGATTTGAAGCTTGCATTTACCACGATGATCAATAAGCTGGTCTACTGCCACAAGCTGGTCTTGAAGCCTTATTTGAAAGCACTACAGGAAAACACCGGCGATGCATCGCTTCTGAATATCCAACAATTAGAAATGTTGCTGGAGCAGAACACCGAACAGCGAGAAACCCTACATAAGCTGATGGGACAGGGCTACATTGACCAGATTCTTTTTACCCAGGAAAACAATGCTCTTCTATCGCAAGCCAATGACTATCGCAATGAAATTGAGGCACTGAATCGCTCCCAATCACTGGATGCCACAAAGGTATACGAGACGGAACGCCTGCTACACTTCTGCGAACGTGGGGAAATGCAACCGGAATACAGCAAAGAATTATTTGAACTATTCGTGGATCACATTGAGGTTTACAGCCGCCAGAAAATCGGCTTTGCACTTCATTGTGGTCTTATTTTGAAGGAGATGATTTGATGGGACACACACCCTACGGTTATCGAATCGAGAATGGCAAGGCAGTGATAGATGAAGCTGCTGCCGCTCAGGTTCGAGACCTTTACAAGAATTATTTAAGCGGTCTATCTCTTACCAACGCTGCAAAGGAAGCTGGGCTTGGCCTACTCCATTCTGGTGCCAAGCGCATGATGCTAAACAGGCATTACCTCGGAGATGACTTCTACCCGGCCATCATTGATCCGGCATCCTTCGATTCCGCCAGTGCGGAGCTTAATAAGCGCTCTACGCGCCTTGGACGGAACGACCGCTATATTGCACCAATCATAAAAAGGCCACCTACCGCCTTTCGACTTGGTGACATTACAGAGAATTATGGAAATCCGGTCAGGCAGGCAGAATACCTATACAGCCTGATAGAAAGCGAGGTCAAATAATGGGAAATGTTATGGTCATCCCTGCAAAACGGCAGGTCGGAAACACTGCCAGACAGCAGGATGCAAAGCCAAAGCTTAGAGTCGCAGCGTACTGCAGAGTCAGTACTGACAGCGATGAGCAGGCTACAAGCTACGATGCTCAGGTTGAGCATTACACAGAATTTATACAGAAAAATCCAGAATGGGAATTTGCCGGTATCTACGCCGATGATGGTATTTCCGGCACCAACACCAAAAAGCGTGAGGACTTCAATCGCATGATTGACGATTGTGAGGCCGGAAACATCGACATGATCATTACCAAGTCCATCAGCAGATTTGCCAGAAACACTCTGGACTGTCTGAAATACATCCGACAGCTGAAGGATAAGAACATTCCCGTTTTCTTTGAAAAAGAGGCCATCAACACAATGGATGCCAAGGGTGAGGTCCTGATTACGATTATGGCTTCCCTGGCTCAGCAGGAATCACAATCCCTCAGCCAGAATGTAAAGCTGGGACTCCAGTTTCGCTACCAGAATGGCCAGGTACAGGTAAATCACAATCACTTCCTCGGCTACACCAAGGATGTCGATGGAAATCTTATCATCGATCCAGAACAGGCAGAGGTAGTAAAGCGAATCTACCGGGAATACCTGGAGGGCTACTCTATGGACCGGATTGCAAAAGGTCTTGAGGCTGACGGCATTCTCACCGGTGCTGGCAAAACAAAATGGTGGACCAGCACCATCAACAAGATTCTTCGAAACGAGAAATACATCGGTGATGCCCTGCTTCAGAAGACCTACACCACAGACTTCCTGAATAAAACCAGAGTAAAGAACAATGGCATCGTTCCGCAATACTATGTGGAAGGCAACCACGAAGCAATTATTCCGAAGGATATCTTCTTACGGGTGCAGGAAGAGCTGGTACGCAGACGAGTGGTCAAAACCAGCACCAATGGCAAAAAGCGCTCCTACAGTTGCAACCACTGCTTTGCGCAGATTGTCATTTGCGGCAAATGCGGTGAAATGTTCCGCAGAATCCACTGGAACAATCGCGGCTGCAAATCCGTCGTCTGGCGCTGCATCAGTAGACTGGAGCCCACCGGGCAGGAATGCCGCGCAAGAACTGTCAATGAAACGGTATTAGAGAATGTGGTAGTTCAGGCCATCAACATGCTCCTTGGCGATAAGTCCACCTATCAGGCACAGCTCCAACAGAACATCGCAAAGGTGATCCGAAGTGCTCAGCAAAATACCGCTGATGGGATCGATGAAAAACTGCAGAGCCTACAAAAAGAGCTTCTTAAAAAGGCCAACAACAAAGAGGCCTACGACGAGATTGCCGATGAGATTTTCAAGCTCCGGGAACAGCGCGAAAAGTGCACGGTTGACACTGCCGCCAGAGACGCACAGATTACCCGCATCAACGAGCTGCAGGATTTCATCAAGCAGCAGCCCGCACACCTGGAAGCCTTCGACGAAGCCCTGGTAAAGCGCTGGCTTGAACGAATCATCGTCTGGGAGGACCACTTCACTGTGGAGCTTAAATCAGGGCTAAAAATTGAGATTGAAGGATAA